AAAATATAATGTTGATAAAAATGTCATCCGTATGGAGCACTATCATATTCACCATATCATTCCTAAACATATGGGTGGTTCGGACGATCCAGAAAATCTTGTCAGATTAACCATCCAAGAACACGCAGAAGCTCATAAAAAATTATGGGAAACGTATAATAAAGAAGAAGATAGAATAGCCTGGAAGATGCTATCTGGGCAAATATCTCCATATCAAGCAACTATAGAAGCTATAAAAAATTCATCCAGAAAGACATGCATTAAAAGAAATCTTGAAGACAACCCAATGTGGAATAAAGATATTGTTCAAAAGGTTGTTGACAAGAGAAAAAAATATTACGAAAATAATCCCAATAAGTTAAAAGAATTGGGTGAAAAGATGAGTAAGATAAATAAAGGAAAAAGAAGAACAGAAAAACAAAAAGAAAATTACCGAAATTGTAGAATGGGAAAGCATTATACAACATCAAAACGAAAGTGTTGTTGTTTAGGATGCATGAAAGAAACTACAACTCAAGCATTTTCTCGTTGTCATTTAAAAAAATGTTTTGAATAATCGGGTACAGGAAAACGTTAGGTACACATTTTTATCACGAAATTATTCGTAAAACAATTGTTGGTTTTGGAACTCTATTCAATAATATTGAATTAAGAAGAGTTGACAACAATGGAAACATTGTTCAAACTATTAAAGTACCTCTTGCATATGGACCAAGAGAAAAATTTCTTGCAAGAATTGAAGCAGAACCAGATCTAAATCCTGCTGCTCCAATGCAAATTCAATTGCCCAGAATTGCGTTTGAGTTGAAGGGAATTACTTATGATTCTACTAGAAAATTAGCTCCAATTAATATTTGCAAAACTCCAAAATCTGGTGATACTAAAGCGGTCTATACTCAGTACACTCCAGTACCTTATAATTTAGATTTTGAACTTAGTATTATCAGTAAAAATAATGATGATTCTGTTCAGATTCTAGAGCAGATTCTCCCATACTTCCAACCAATGTTCAATATCACAATCAACCTTATTGAACAGACAAAAGAAACCAAAGATATTCCAATTGTTCTGCAAAATGTCAATATTCAAGATGATTATGAAGGTGACTATAGAAAAAGAAGATCACTTATTCACACATTAAATTTTGTAGCAAAAACTTATCTTTACGGACCAGTTGCAACTCAAGATGTAATTAAAACAGTTAACGTTGATATTGGTACAGCAATTAATACTGGATCCAGATATGTTAGATACAGTGTTTCTCCAGAAGCAAAAGAAGACTATACTAATGATGGAACTAACATTGAATTTAACAATATTAATGTAAACAGCAATACAATTACTCTTGCAAATCATGGTTTTATTACTGGAGATTTTGTAACATACCGAGTTACTAACCAAGGTGGTCAACCTATTGGAGGATTGGAAGCTGGTAGTGAGTATTACATAGTAAAAATTGATAATGATAATTTCCGAGTTGCAACAACTAAGTACAACTCGGAAAGAGGCATTTTTGTAAACTTAACTGCACAGGGAACAGGTCCACACAAATTCTCAGTAATTAATACTTTAGACGATCAATTTGTAGAGCCGGACGATAACTTCGGATTCAATGAATCTTGGACAAAATTATGACAGATCCCTTTGAAAATTTGAATAAAGAATTTAATGTTGACTGTGAGATTATGAAAGCTGAAGAAACTGCAAAACAAATTAAACTTGCAAAGAGTGATGATCAGGTAAAAGATGATCATGAGTATGCAAGAGGTAATCTTTATAATTTAATTGAGAAAGGACAAGAAGCAATTAATGATATTCTTGATGTTGCAAAACAAACTAACCATCCAAGAGCATATGAAGTTGCTGGGAACCTGATCAAAAACGTTGCAGATATTACAGACAAACTTTTAGAGTCTCAACGAAAACTTAAAGAAATTAGTGAAGAAAAACCATCCAAAGGTCCAAATGTGGTTAACAACTCTTTATTTGTTGGGTCAACTTCAGATCTACAGAAAATGCTTAAACAAATAAATAGTGAGGAATAATAAAACTCTGTCACATGAAAAAGAGAGTTCCTGGTGATCAACAATTATCAGCATGGGTACAATCAAAAATTACTCGTGCAGCAGATTTTATTGATACCGCTGCAAATTATCTTTCATCGGCCGAAAAAATTGATGAAGATGTAAATAAATCCTTTGAACAGTTCATGAGTGAATCTGCTGCATGGACTAATAAAGAAGGTAAGAACAAGAATGGTGGTCTTAACGAAAAAGGACGCAAATCTTACGAAGCTGAAAATCCTGGAAGCGACCTTAAAGCACCTTCAAAGAAGGTTGGAAATCCCCGCAGGAAAAGCTTTTGCGCTAGAATGAAAGGGATGAAAAGTAAATTAACAAGTGCAAAAACTGCACGAGATCCAGATAGTAGGATCAATAAATCCCTTAGAGCTTGGAACTGCTAATGTCATACATCAGACACGATATAACAAATACTCAAGTATCTCCACAACCAGCATCATCCACAATCACATTGTATTCTGGAACTGAAGGATGGTCTACAATTACATATGATGTATGGAATGGAAACTACATTGCAAGAAATTCTGATAACACATCCAGAACTCCAGGAACATATCAAAAAAGAGACATTAATAATAATCCAATAACTCCAGGAACATATCAACGATACGACGTAAATAATAATCCAATAAGTGCTTAATAATTAATTTAATTTGTTGTAATTGTTACTTGTCAAACATTCGGCGACCTATATAATATCATTACCGTCTATAGGTAACAAAAATGGACACAAAGACCTGCCCTAAATGTGGGGCATGCTGGATTGGTGGTCAACACTACTGGTCTGGCACAAATAAGAAAGGTGATGAATCGCAATTATCAAATTTGGTATGTGATAAATTCGGTGACAATACTTGCATCAATCCAGCAAAAGGAACAACCAAAGGTGATGGTTGGGAAAGAAGGTTAAATAAAATGGAAAATATGGAAAAAGATCTAGGAAAATTAAATGAGTGATAATAGTGTATATCTTGGCAATCCTAATCTAAAGAAAGCTAATACTCAAATTGAATTTACCCAAGAACAAATAAAGGAGTTTGTTAAGTGCGGCCAAGACCCAGTTTATTTTGCAAAAAATTATATTAAAATTGTTTCTCTGGATGAAGGTCTAGTACCTTTTAGTATGTACGATTTCCAAGAGGATATGGTACGTAATTTTCATACTAATAGATTCAATATTGCAAAACTACCAAGACAGACTGGTAAATCTACAACTGTAGTTTCATATCTTCTTCATTATATCATATTTAATCAGAATGTAAATATTGGTATTCTGGCAAACAAAGCATCTACTTCAAGAGAACTACTTTCTCGTTTACAGTTGGCATATGAGAATCTCCCTAAGTGGATGCAACATGGTATTCTCTCTTGGAACAAAGGTAACGTAGAACTGGACAATGGATCTAAGATCCTTGCAGCATCAACCTCCAGTTCTGCTGTCCGAGGAATGTCTTTCAACATCATCTTCTTGGATGAATTTGCGTTCGTTCCAAATCATATCGCAGAACAGTTTTTCTCCTCTGTATATCCTACAATTTCTTCTGGTAAATCTACAAAGGTTATTATCATTTCAACCCCAAATGGGATGAACATGTTCTACAAGCTCTGGCACGACGCTGAGAGGGGTAAGAACGAGTATGTAACCACAGAAGTACATTGGAGTCAGGTTCCTGGTAGAGACGCTGCCTGGAAGGCACAGACGATCGCTAACACGTCTGAACGACAGTTCGAACAAGAATTTGAATGTAACTTCTTGGGATCTGTTGACACACTCATTTCAGCTGCAAAGTTGAGAGCGATGGTATATGAAGATCCCATCGAAAAGAGAAATGGTCTTGACATCTATGAATCTCCACAAAAAGATCACGAGTATATAATTACCGTAGACGTTTCACGAGGAACTAACAACGACTATTCTGCTTTTATTGTTTATGACATTACAACTATTCCATATAAGATAGTTGGAAAATATAAGAACAATATGATCAAACCTCTGTTGTTCCCTAACATTATTGATACAGTTGCTCGTAATTATAACAAAGCGTATGTACTCGTAGAAGTCAATGATATTGGTGGTCAAGTTGCAGATATTTTACAGTTTGATCTTGAATATGAAAATATTTTAATGTGTGCGATGCGTGGTAGAGCGGGACAGATCGTAGGTCAAGGATTCTCTCACAAGTCACAATTAGGTCTCAAAATGACTAGTACAGTTAAAAAGACTGGTTGTTCAAACCTGAAAGCATTGATCGAAGATGATAAATTAATCATTCCAGACTACGATATTATTGCAGAACTTACAACGTTTATTCAAAAACATAATTCATTTGAAGCAGAAGAAGGATGTAATGATGACCTCGCTATGTGCTTGGTAATTTTCTCTTGGTTAGCAGTTCAACCATATTTTAAAGAATTAACTTCTGATGATATTAGAAAAAGAATCTTTGAAGATCAGAGAGAATCTATTGAAGAAGATATGGCTCCTTTTGGATTCATTTTAACTGGCATTAATGATGAGGAAACTTTTATTGATCATGAAGGTGATGTCTGGCAAAATGTGTCCAGAGGCGATCAGTGGAAAATAGATGAATATGGAGATATGCAATATATGTGGGAATATAGGTAATGGATATATCAGATCAATTTTCTTTAGAGCACTTAATTTTCTCCAGTAGAAAATGTAGAACTTGTGGAGAAGAGAAAGATCTGATAGAAGAATTTTATCTTACAAGAAAAGACAGAGGAGCATTTCCTTCTGCATATTCATATGAATGTAAGAGATGTACAATTAATAGAATTACTTTGACACGTAAAAAATACAAATCTAAACAAGTATGGGAATATCCTGACTGGTAAATTGTTCATGTATAGTTTCCCCACTCAAAAGATCAATATAAATAAATAGTTTTGAGAAAAAAATCTCATAGAGGTAATAAGACATGGCTTTAGCTTCACCTGGAGTACTTATCAAAGAAATTGATTTTACAGCTGCAGTTCAAGTAGCTGATCAGAATATTGGTGTTGTTGCTATTGATGCCCAAAAGGGTCCAACTGATGTTGTAACCTATGTTTCAAGTGAGAGAGAACTGGTAGAAATTTTTGGTCTACCTAATGATTATAACTACGAATCATGGTTTGCTGCAAATACAATCATCCAGTATGGCGGCGTTGCTGCTGTAATCAGACCAACTGGAGGTTCTGTTAATCTTGGTTTGAATAATGCAAACATCAAAGCAGATCTAACTTCATCTGCTTCACTTGTTATTCGTAACAAGGATCAATTCCAAACACTAGAGAGTGGTCAAAAACCATTCCTATTCGCTGCAAGAACTGCTGGTTCATACAACAACGGTATTTCCGTTTCAATCGTAGACCACGGCGCAGACCAAAGAGTTACTGTAACTCCTGCTTCTGGACAAGTTCTCGCATTCGATGCATTAACCAATGGCGGTGCAACTGCTGGCAGAACTGCTGGTACTTACACAATCGCTGCAACTGGTGGATCACCTGGAACTGGTGCAACTTTCACAGTAGTAATTGCTGGTAACGGTGCTGCAACTGTAACTCTTGCAAGTGGTGGTTCTGGTTATGCAGACAACGCAACTCTAACACTACCAAGAGCAGGTGCTTATGGTGGTGCGACTGATATTACTGTTGATGTAGATGGAGTAGGTGCTCCACTTCCTGCAGTAGGTTCATTCATTAAGTGGACTGTAGGTTCTACTGATTACAAGGGTAATGTATTTAAAGTAACTTCCCCCGACACCCTAGAAGTAACTCTATGGGACACCACAAAGAGACTTTCTGCAAATACTGTTCTTAAGAATTCTGCTGGCACGACAATTGCAACTGTAACTGCAGTTACAAATGATGACGTATATGGTTCACTAGAATATGCTCCTGGTAGAAGATGGGTTGCAGTTGCTCCACAACCTGGTACATCACCAGTAGTTGCTTCAAAGGGTGGTAAGTTTGACGAATTCCACATCGTTGTAGTTGATACCGATGGTAACGTTTCGGGTACACCTGGAACCGTTCTAGAAACTCTAGCATATGCATCTAAGGCATCTGATGCAAGATCAACTGAGGGTTCATCAACATTCTTCAAAAAAGTTCTAGAAGATCTTTCTGCATACATCTATGCAGGAGATGACGCTATTGCTGCTGGTGGAGAACTCCTAACTCTTACGAATCAAGGTACTGCTGCTGATCCTGGTGCTGTTTCTGCTAACTCGATCTTCAAGTTGTTCAACTATGCAACTGGTTCAGTTAAATCTTGGAAACTTGGTGGTGGTGCAAACTACAACTACGGCACTC